AATACTGTCATGCGCAAATTTGCAGGAGACACAGCGTACGGTGGCTTGTTCAACGCAGCAACAGGTCTTGAGATTGGCTCACGTGTGGGGCTAACCGACATGATCTTTAAACCATCGCAGTCTTCGTCAGACAAGCAAACAGCTTTGGACATGGCAGTTGAGTTCGTTGGTGGTCCGGCATACGGTACGGCTAAACGCATGATACGTGGTGCTGACCTGATCAACGAAGGACACTTCTCGCGCGGTCTTGAACAGATGCTTCCCGCTACGCTAGGCAATGCGCTTAAATCAACACGGTATGGTGCAGAGGGCGCTAACACTTTACGTGGTGACCCAATCACAAGTGAGATATCACCGTGGAACATTGGTGCACAGGCGTTCGGTTTTGCCCCTGCGGAATACACTCGGCAGCTTGAGATCAACGCAAATGAGAAGGCTATCAGCCGGTACGAGACAGAGCGCCGTACCAAGCTGCTGCGTGAGTTCTACATGGCTACAAGGCAAGGCGATTCTGAGGGCGCATCAAACGTCATGGAACAGATTCAAAAGTGGAACGCTAAGCATCCGTACAAAGGTATTGCCATATCTGCCGATACGATCCGCGCTTCGATGAAGCAGCATATGAAAGAAACAATGATGGCGCAGAGCGGTATCAGTATCAGCAAGGCGCGGATGCCTGAGTTTCTTAAGAGTATGCAGGAGTACGAGGGCAACTAAAAAAACCCCCACGGCTAAGGTGGGGGCAAGGGACAACTAAGGAGAACAAGCAACAAGAAAGCCACTTGTTCGTATATGCTATCACACCATTCGCCAAAAGCGTACACCCCAGCAATTGTTCTCAACCCGCTCACGTGACTCCAACCGCCAGTTTCTGTCTTGCGCTATCAGATTCATCTGCATTTTGAGATTTTCTGTGTCGATAGCAGGGACAAAAACAGACATGTTGGGTTTAAAATTATCCCAGTCGATATGAATGTACACACCGTCTGGGCGTAATTCATTACTCTTGAGTCGGTTCTTCAAATAGTGTTGACGCTGTTGCGAGTGTCTGCTCTTTTCCTTCATCCATGAACTCCGTGAAGTCAAGCACCCATACATCGGTAGCAGGTAAATTCACGTGCGTACCTTTGCCTAGTCGTATCTTGTCACGCTTGGCTTTAGTGCGACCTGATTTAAGACCATCTATCAATGCGGTGTAATTGATCTGCTGCTTCGCACACCATGTCTTTAATGGTTTAGGCATCAAGTACATAGTCTTTACATCGTACTCGTAGCGGGCAACCAACGCTATGCGAGGTGTTGCTTCAGGCAGCACAGCCTTCTCGATGTTGTTGGCGTCTTTACGTAAGTCTTGCGTACTGGTGATGCGCAAAACGTTGTTGTAATTCTCAGCCAAGTAATCGGTCAAGATGCTTTCAACATCGCCGCCCATAAACTCCATGTCAGCCTTTGCTTGCTGCAGAACTTCAACAATCCACTTAAACATCGCAGCAATATCAAACGCAACAAGCCCAAGCTTCTTAGCAAGAATCAATCCTGCAATCGTGGTGGCTGCTTGCACAGACCAAAAACGGTTCTCAGCTTGCAAACCCGCTGCGGCATCAATGCGTTGCTGCGTTGCTAAGATAAGCTCTTTGGTTGACTCGACGTTGTTCATTACGTACTGAACAAACATCACACCCGCATGACCGTAGTGCTCTTTGATGTCGGCACTAAACACATCGGTCTCGGTTTTAGTTGCAAACACCATCTTACGTGCACGATACGAAAGTACCCGTTGTGCTTCAGCTTTTGGTAACGCCTTGTACGATGAGATACGCTCAAGCATATCGGTGTTGCCTGTCGTACCTACTGTTAACTTCCACGGCGCACCACGAAAGCGTTCGGCGTTGCCTTTGGGTGACAAACGATTACGTTGCAACCCGCTCGGAACCTGATACGCAAAATCACTCAGGTCTTTCGGTGCGGTGTTAGTCATCTCATCGCTATAGAACGGCAAGTTTTTGTAAATCTCAGCACGATTCATTTTCGAGTTGTACGTGTCACGCTCAAGCATCACTAGTACATCAGGGTTGCCCCATATAGATGCACCTGCGTACATGGCAGTCGTCTTACCCAAGCCTGTATCTTTGCTATGCAAGTGAAAGATTGTGCCGTTGATCGGCGTGAACTGCATCAGCACAGAGCCAAATCCAATACCAAACATGTACTGGTGCACTTCAAAACCGGGCTTGTTGTAAAAATCAATTGTCTTGCACCAATGCTCAAGCGTACCCTTCGGTACGAACGCCGGAAACAACCCTGCGGTATTGCTTGCAGGAGGGTTCACAGTAATGTTGTCTTTAAAGACTTCCATATTGCCGACAACAAACGATGTGAAGTTATCGTCTGTCCATCCGAACTGCCGACGGGCCTCGTCTGCTACGGTTGTCATCTGTAAATCATTTACCCATGTGGTTACGTAGTTCATAAGTTCATCCATTTTCATAATAGCAACACCGTGCATGGACATGTAGCGCCGGAACTCATCCTTTGCTGTAGCTGCTGCATACGGTATCGTAAATTCACGAACCCCATCTTTAGGCAAGTGCAATCTCATAACTAACGCTTCACCTATTTCGGGGTCTCTTAACCTGCGCACGACATATAAATCGTGGTGATACACCGGTATTTCAATTTCACCATCATCGCTTTTGACTCGTTTGAATATGCCACCGTTCTTGCCACGCACGTAAGGCGTGGGGTACTTCGGTATTGTGTACTGCTGCGGTGGTGTATTCGGTAAGTCAGCAGAGATGTCCTCTACAATAACTTCTTCCTCAGTTGTTGATAATTCCCGCCCTAAAGCAAGCGGGTTTGTAATCTTACCCCAGTGTTTGCAATCAGGGCATATGCTAGGGTTGTACTTGTTAAACGTTTGGCAACTATAAGGTCCACGTATCTGCGATGCTTTGTACTCAGTTGAATCATACGAGTAATCGGGATGCCGTGTTGAAATCTTATGTATAGCTTTGTCACGGTCTTCGCAAAACGCTGCGATTGACAACCCCGCCCGCCACATTGGTTCCGACATTGTGGTTTGATTTTCAGCAACCCACTTGATTTGTGCACAGCCCTCACCTGCGACTGTTTTGAGCATAATCGTTTTAAACTTGCTGACATAACTACCCATCAACTTCATCATGATGGGGTCAACTTCACGTGGTACATACGCACGTTTACGGGCTAACGGATTAACACCAAGCAAGTCCCGAAAGCTTTCAAAGGACACCGCCTGAGCAGGGTCACCAATAAACTTTACGATGTTAGCAGGTGTGTCTTTATGGTTGTGGGTCCCGGGAACACGTAGCACACGTGCCGAATCAGATGTTACTGCAGCGTCAGCATACATACTATGATCAACGCACAACTCTTTTAGCCGCTCTGCAACAGGCAACCATACATCACGAGCAACTGGCTCGGTTAAAGACCAGTACACATGAATACCACGCCCAGAATTGACCATCGTAGGGCGAGGCAGCTTAAGCTCTTTACAGAAATCACGCAAGCCTTGTAGGGCCTGCGCCTGTGTCTCGTAGTCTTTTGTTGCACCGCAATCTAAGTCAAGAAAGAATGACCGTAATTGTTTGACGTTGTTGTTACGCCGTGAACCTGACTCTTCAAACGTAGCTAATGCAAAGTACGCATTCATCGAGTCACGTGCATCAAGCTCAAGCGCAGCGGCAACTGCTTCATCAAGGTTGGTATAGAATTTTTGCTTTACAAGTGGGTCTCGCTTTTCGCCGTGTAGTTCTTCAATACCTGTGATGCAGTAATACCCTCCATCACCAAGCACTGCTTCTAGAAATTCTTTTGTGTCCATGGCATCGCCTTGCTTGTTATTGTGGGTGGGGTGGGGCTACTCGCTGCACTAGCTAGTCAAATTAACCGGTGACTATGTTTAACCAATTGCACATTACATGCTAGGTCTAGCATCCGCTTTCGCCCCGAACTACTTAATCGTCCCATTCACCTACAATATCAGCAAGGGCAGCCTTACCTTCAACTGGTGCTGCTGCGGTCTTCTTTGCCATCTTCTTAGGCTCTTCGATAGGCTCTTCAGCAACGGCTTCTGCTTTAGGTGCTTCAAGCTTTGGCGCAGCTTTTGCTACGGGCTTCTCGAACAACTCGTCATCCTTCTTCGCAGCACCCACACCATCCATCTGTGAAACGGTAAGTGTGATTGCCTTGGTGGTGTCCTCGTGCTCACGCATCTCAAGCACAACTTCGATCTCCGCATCTTCAAGACGACGAATAGGTTTGAAGATCAACTTAGGCGTTGGGCTTGCGGTATCAAAGCGCATCTCGGTCACAATCGCAGACGGTGCTTCGTTGTGGGCTTTCAAGTGGCGACCATATGCTTGTAATGGCATCTTGTTCTTGTCGCCCGCACCAAAGATTGATGTTGATGGTAACGTCAACTGGTACACCTCACGCTTCTCAATCTCGCCTTCAAGCTGCACAGCCAAGCGTTGTTGGAAACGGCAAGCACGACCTTCACCCTGACCTGAGCCTTTGATGTTCTGCTTGCAGTCCATGCAACGATTTGATTGCTTGTTCTCTTGCGGTACATCTTCGGCAGGGGTTTGCGTATCTGCTGACCAACACGTGGGCTTGGTTACTTCACCCTCTTGGTAGCTTCCGGCAAAATACATGCGGCTGATCGGCGCAGCATTGACAATCACGATATTCATCGCACGTTCTTCACTCACACGTTGCTCTTTACCATTGAGCAACTCACGGAACACGCCGCCCTTAATTGACAAGCGGCGGTTTGAACCACCCCCTACGCCACCGGACAGGGTATCCGATAAGCTGCCTTTAAGTTTCTCAGCAAGGGCTGAGGATTTACCGCTAAACAGAGTCATTGAAGTCATTGTAGTTCTCCTTATAGATCATGGTCGGGATTAAAATTCAGCTCAAGCTGAACAGGCACAGGAATGCTGCTGACTTCAACAACAGCATCCACAGGTTTTGCTTCGGGGTCAGGGATTTTGGTCAACGCTGCAATAACCATCGGAATGTTGAACCGATAAGTATTACCGACCTTGATGTACGTATGCTTAGGTACTTTCCCTTGACGTATCCATCCACGAATACACGAGATAGACACGGTAAGTTGTTTTGCTAGTTCTTCAACTGGCACATATGGGGCTTCGCTCATTATTTTCTCCTTACAGTAACTGAGTATTGACTCTCAACGTTGAGTCCGGGGGGTAGCAGTTCGGGGTGTTCCTCCAAAAATTGTTTTACGTTACCTTGGTGCAGCCGCTTCTCAAACAACTCAGGTGCTTGGTGCTCGACGACAAACTTGCCCATCGACTCCCAATCGTTTGTCCAATAGCTTTGCTTTGTC